AGACGTTGGTCAAGGCATTGGAGTTAATGCTGCTCAAAAAAAAGCACTAGAAGATAGATTAGTTAAAGACCCTATAAAATTTATTAAAGAATTTGGTGAAGAAGGATACGAAGCAGCTTTTAAAATTTTAGGAAGTGGTAGCTGGGAAAATGAAGCAGCGTCTGCTGTATTAAAAAGAGATATAGAAAAAAGATTATTAGACCAAGGTGTGCCATTACCTGTAGATGAAAATATTAATTTAAAACCTGGTTCTAAAACTAGAAGTTATACATCAGGTATGAGAGTAGGACAATTTGTTAAGTATCAAGAAGGTTCAGGAGACATTGTATACAGTGAAAGAGGAGCTTCGTTTGAAGGTCGTATACTTAATGAAGCTGAACAAAAAAAAGTATTAGCTGCTTATGAAGATAAATTAAAAATAGCTAGAAATCAACTTGATTTTATTAAAAAGACTAAACAATATAATGTAGCTATAAACGATAGTCATAGAAATTTGCCAGAGTATAAAGAACTAGAAACTCCACCTAAAACAGTTGGTCAGTTTTATCAAGCAACAATAGACAAAGCAATTGCAGATATTGACAAAATAAAAACAACTATGGGTCCATCTTCTGAACAATTAGAATTAGAAAAAACTGTTAAGAAAGCTGTGCCTGATATTACAGATGCTGAATTAAAAGCAACAACAGGTGATGTTGATACGAATAGAGTATTTAATCCTGAAACAGGTAAATTTGAATATCAAAATCCTGCTATGTATCAAACACCTGGTTCAGGAGTTAAAGGACCTGGTGATTGGCGTATTGGTGCTAATGAATTAACAGAATTTGATTTATCTAATCCAGTTGCTGGTCAAACACATACAGAACTTCTTGACGCTAGAGAGCCTAGAGATTGGTACTTTCAATCAAACGTAGATTTACCTGGTGGTAAAAGGATATTAGGTTACTCTACTTATGGTGAGTATGCACCAGAAGGATTTTCTGAAAATAATAGAACAGTAACTGTTGGTAATGAAACAACTATGCAAGCTCAGAAAAGAAATAAAGCTTTAGCAGCTTTGTTTGATTATGATACTAAGCCAAGTAAATTTCAACGTCTAGAAGGAATAGCTAGAACTGAATTAAGAAATTATAGTAATTTGGTTACTGAAGTAGAATCTGTATTAAAAAATCTTAAGTTACCAGTGATAGACCCTCCTGG